GCTCCGCTCAAGTTTCTGTCGGGTTTTTGAAAGCTGCCAAATCGTCATGTTGTCGCGGAGCCGTTAAAAATGGGAACACGAGGCCCGATTCCTGATCCAAAGAGCGGCCGCTCGCAGACGGGCCGCAACACGCGGCACCGCAAGACGCCAGGCGTCGCAGCCGGTGAGATCACGCCGCCGCAGTCGGTCGCGGCCCGGCCCGCCGCCGCCCGGTTCTGGGACATCCACGCCGACGCCCTGGCGGCCGACGGCCGCCTGGGCCTCGTCCAGGTCGAGGCCTTCGGGATCCTCTGCCACCTGTACGCCGACTGCGAGCAGCTCGCGGAGCAGCTCGCCGCCGAGGGTTGGATCACGGCGACCGAGAAAGGGCAGTCGGCGTCGCCGGTCGCGAAGCTCCTCCGCGATTCGCGGCGGGACTTCGTCGCCCTGGCCCGCGACTTCGGCCTGACCGCGTCCTCCGCTGCCCGCATTCCCCAGGAGCCGCCGGATGGCGAAGAAGCCGACACGCTCAAGGCGTTCATCGACGGCACCGCGTAAGCCGCGCTCGCCGGCGTGGAAGCGGCGGCCCGACTACGTCCCCGGCTACGAGTGGGACCAGTCGCGGGCCGACCGCGTCGTCCGGTTCATCGAGAGCCAGGTCATCATGACCACCGGCCGCAAGTTCGCGGGCCGGCCCATGAAGCTCATGCCGTGGCAGATTCACGACCTCATCGAGCCGCTGTTCGCGTGGGTCGACGGCGACGGACTCCGCCGCTACCGCCGGGCTGCGATCTACGTCTCGAAGAAGAACGGCAAAAGCTCGCTGATGGCGGCGCTCGTGCTGTATTTTCTGCTCGCTGACCAGGAGCCCGGAGCCGCGGTCTACGGCGCGGCCGTGGACAGGATCCAGGCCGGGATCATTTACCGGTCCGTGGCCGCCGCGGTTCGTGCGAACCCAGCATTGGCAAAGGCCCTCGAGGTCGTCGACTCACGGTCGACGATCATCCACCCGGCATCGTCGTCGCGATACGTCTGCCTCGCCGCCGACTCGTGGCGTGCCGAGGGCATCGACGCCTCGGCCGTCGTGATCGACGAGCTGCACGCCCACCGGAAGCCGGACCTCGTCCAGGCCCTCACCTACGCCGGGGCAGCGCGAGCCGCCCCGCTGGTCGTCGCGATCTCGACGGCTGGCGAGTCGCGGAACGGCATCGGCTATCAGTGGTACCAGGACGCGAAGCTCGTCGAGAAGTCGCCCGAGGCGAATCCGACGTTTTTCGGAAAGGTCTACGAGGCGCCGCAGGACGCGAAGGACTACGGCGATCCGAAGGTATGGCGGGCGGCGAACCCGTCGCTAGGCGTGACGATCTCCGAGAAGGACTTCGCGGACGACTACGCCGACTCGTTGACGAACGCCCGCAAGCGGACGGCGTTCCTGCGCTACCGGCTCGGAGTCTGGGCGCAGGCCGACAACCGATGGTTTCAGGATCCCGACAAGTGGGCCGCCTGCGGCACCGGCCCGCTCGAGCCGACCGACGGCCGGCCCTGCTGGGTCGGCGTCGACCTCGCGTCCAATCTCGACATGACGGCCGCCGCCTTCGTTTGGAAGGAACGCGACGGAAGCTATTTCGCGCGCTGGAAGATCTGGGTCCCAGAGGAGACCGTCGCGGCCCGCGAGCGTGAGGGCATTCCGTATCAGACCTGGATCCGCGACGGCTGGGTTATCCCGACGCAGGGCTCGCGTCTGGATCACGAGCAAGTCGCCCGCGACATCCTCGAGGTCGGCGAGACGTCGCGGATCGTAGCGGTCGGCGCTGACCCGTGGCAGGTCGGGCCGCTCGCGACGTTACTTCAGCGGCACGACGTCGAGGTCCAAACTGTAGCCCAGCGGACGGGCACGCTGAACGCGCCCTGCAAGCTGCTCGAGGCGCTGGTCGTCGAAGGCAAGCTGCGGACGGGCGATCCGGCGAACCCGGTCGCGGCGTGGTCGGCCAACCACGTCTGCGTCTACACCGACCCCACGGGGATGATAAAGCCAGACAAGGCGAAGAGCTCGGAGAAGATCGACCCCATCGTGGCGCTCGTCAATGCGTTGGCGATCGCGTCCACGAGCGACGAGGGGACGACCGATCCGTCGGCCTGGCAGATCATCGAGCTATGACCGCACGAGCCCGGGCGAAGACCACGAAGCCGCGGGCGCCCCGGCGGCCGAAGGCCGAGCCGCAGATCTACTCCATGCGATCGCTCGCGGCCTTCGGCCCCGAGAGCCTCTTCGACTTCTCGCTCGCCGGCCGGCCCGATACGGCGATCCGCGTCACGGCGATCCTGGCCGTCGTCCGGTTTTTGGCCCAGGCCGTCGCCAGTATGCCCGGGCACTGCGTCCGCACGCTGCCCACCGGCCGCCGCTCCGCGGCCGACGACCTTCCGGTCGCGTACGTCCTGGGCAAGCGGCCAAACTCCTGGCAGTCGAGCTACGAATTCTACGAATGGCTCGTGTACACGACGGCGTTATACGGCAACTCGTTTGCCAGGATCATCCCCGGCCCGCGCGGCTTCTGCTCCGAGCTGCGTCCGCTGCACCCGTCGCGGATGAAGGTCGTCCGGCTGTCCGATTACTCCGTCGGCTACCAGTACTACGAGGCCGACGGCCGGTGGCGGCCGCTCCGCCAGGAGGAGGTCCTCCACGTCCGGTGGCTGTCTGAAAACGGCCTGGTCGGAATGGCGCCCCCGGAGCTGTGCGCGACGTCGATCGCCCTGGCCCGGTCGATCGACACGGCGGCGACCGCCTACTGGGACAACTCCGCCCGGCCCGACATCGTGCTCGAGACGCAGGAGACGATCCCGGCCGAGGCCGTTAACGCTCTCCGCCAACAGATGCGGGACCTCTACGGCGGCAGCTCGAAGCGCGGCTCGGCCGCCGTCCTGCCCCGGAAGATGCAGCTAAAGACGATCGAAGGAAACACGGCGGAGCAGTCGCAACTGATCGAGCTGCGGAACGCCGTCGTTGCCGACGTGGCCCGCTGCTGGGGAGTCCCGTCCACGCTGATCGGCGACTCGACCATGAACAAGTGGAGCACGGTCGAACAGGAGCATCTTTCGGCACAGGTCTGGTGCCTGCTGCCGTGGCAACGCCGGATCGAGGGAGCGATCGACCGGACGATCCTGTCGACCTACCAGGAGGCCGGCGACCAGGTCCACTTCAAGCTCGACAACCGCGGCCTACTCCGCGGCGACACAGCGTCCCGCGTGCAGCTCTACGGGGCGCTCTGGAGCCAGGGCGCGATCAGCCCCAACGAGATCCGCGACCTCGAGGACCTGCCGCTCCTCGACACACCGGCAGCGGACCAGACGTACGTCCAACTCGGCTTCTCGACGCTCGACAACGCCGCGACCGCGGCGGCCCAGCCGGGGGCGCCGGCAGAGCAGCAGCCCGCGGCGCCGGCCGAAGACAGCCACTCCGGCGAGAGCGTCGACCAGGCCGGCGGTTTCGCGCTCGGCCAGTACGTCTACTGGGACGGGGGAGAAGGAACGATCGAGCACCTCATGACGGACGGAATGCTCGGCGTCGAGGGATCGCCATTCGCAATCGAGGCCACCCCGGACGACCCGGCAGGCTTGATCCGCATTCACCGCGACGGCAGCCCGACGGAGCTGCTGATCGGCAAGCGGACGGCCGACCTGTCCGCGGGGCCAGTGTAGGAGGGACCGTGAATACGCCAGAACGACGCTATCTTCCAAGCAACGAGTACCCGGACGCGATCCGCGTCGAGCGGCGCGACGGCCAGCCCGCCATCCTGACGGGGATCTCCCCGCCCTGGGATTCGCTCTCGGTCGACCTGGGAGGCTTCCGGGAGAAGTTCGCCCCGACGGCGTTCGACGGCCTGGTCGACCGCCATCCCAACGACCCGCGGGGAAAGATCGACGTCCCATTCCTGCGCGATCACGAACCGAGCCTAATCACGGGGCGGACGACGAACGGGCGGCTGGAGATCTTCAAGGACGCGAAGGGCCTCGGCTATCGGCATGATCCGATCCAGACCCAGGCCGGGAAAGATCTCGTGATGCTCGTCGAGGATCGCACGATCACCGGCGCCTCGTTCGCGTTCACGACGTCCGCCGACGGCGAGGCCTGGACGGAGGACGAGAGGGGCACGCCGATCCGCACGGTGTTTCGCGCCTCCGGCCTCTACGACATCTCCGCGGTAACTTACCCGGCCTACCCGTCGTCGTCGATCGCCCCGCGATCCCTTGACGCCTGGCGGTCGGCGCGGGCTGTCGCCCAGGGCGGTACGCCCCTGACGATCTCGCTCGACTACGACTCCACCTACACCGCGGCCCCGGGCCTGTGGCGATCGTTCGTCCTCGACGCAGCCGAGCGCGGCGTCCGGGTCGTCTGCATCACGCGGCGGGCCGACACCGAGGAGAACCGGGCCGCCCTCCAGACCGGCTTCGGCGACGCCTACGCGGCCCTCGCCGGCGTCGTCCTCTGCGGTCCCGACTCGCTCAAGCGGGCCGCGGCCGAGGCTGCCGGCCTTGAGGTCGACATCTGGATTGACGACTCCCCCGAGCTCGTCGGCGGCAAGCCGGCGGCGCGGGCTGTCCGGGCGGCGACGGCGATCGGCTCCCAGGCGGCGGCCGCCGCCGCAGTCGCGAGGCTCCGGAATGCAGCCGGCTAACTGCCAGCGGTGCGGCGGGCGGCAGCGCGTCGTCTCGTCGAAGCGTCACGGCGCCGCCCAGGTCCAGTACCTGGAGTGCACCGGCTGCCACCACAAGCGGTCCCGCGTCGTCGACGCGGCCCACGTCTGGAGGAGGAAGAAATGATCAGCTCTGCCCCGGTGGCGGCGACAGCCGACATCCAAGACGTCGAGGCGAAGGTCCGGGCGTTCCTCGCGATCGCGAAGGTGAAGGCCCGGGACGGCATCTCCGTCGCGGAGTTCGGCGAGCTGCTCGTCGCGCTGATGCGGGTCGTGATCGCCGCGGTCGACGCGTTCCCGATCGACGGCTCCCGCAAGAAAGAGACCGTCCTCGCCGCCGTCGAGGCCCTCTTCGACGCCGTGGCCGACAAGTGCATCCCGACGGCCGCCTGGCCGTTCTGGCTGCTGCTGCGTCCGGCGGCCCGCCAGCTCGTCCTGATGCTGGCATCCGGCGCCGTGGAATCCCTCCTGCCGCTCGTAAGGATCGCCGCATGACCGCAGTCCTGCTTATCGTCGCCGCCGCGGTCGCCCTGGCCTGGCCGTCGATCCAGCAGCGGATCAAGGGCGTCTCGATGCCCGCGCTCGACACCCGCCACCTTGTGGCCGCGGCACTGGCGGCCGCCGGCGTTTTTCTGTGGGCGAGTGGCCGAGGCCCAGCCCCGACGCCGGCGCCGCCGGAACCCGTGGCGTTCACGCTCCGCGGCAAGTTCGTCGGGCCGGACGCCAGCGCCGACGCCGCGAAGACCGCCTGGCTGCTCGAGGAGCTCGCGAACGAAATCGAATGGGACGGGATGCAGCCGGAGCCGTTCCTGAAGACGGGCGTCGCGTTCGACGAGCTGCGGATCCGGGCGCGGCTCCTGCTCTGCCGCGGCGTCAGTCTGGGCGACAAGCATCCGCGGGCGAGGGAGGCGATCAAGGCTTACCTCGACCAGGCGGCCGGCACCAGCGGCGGGCCTGTATCGCCGCAGCAGCGGGCCGCGTGGATCGCCGCCTACCGCGACGTCTCGAGGGCCGCCGCCGATGCCGCACGCTGACCGCCGGGCCATCATGGCCGCGGCCGCCCTGGCCGGGCTGGCCCTCGTGATCACCGCCGAAGTCTGGACGCGGCCACAGGTCGCCCCGACCGCTGCCCAGTTTGGCTACACGCCAAACCCCGAGGGCGTGCGGCGATTCATGGCTGAACTGGACCAGCCCCGGTTCATGCAGGCCGGCGCCGACTGCATGGCGAACGCGAAGGGAGTCGACACGCTCCTCTATCGCTCCATGATGAAGGCGCACAAGGCGCGTTACGGGACGGACTTCGTCGTCGGTCGACAGCTCAATGGATCGTGCGTAGCGTGGGGCGCCATGCACGGTGTCTTTTGTGCGGAAAGCGTCTCGTGGGAGATAGGCGAGCTTGCCGAGCCGCCGCTCTTGCCGGCGACGGAGCCGCTGTACGGTGGGTCGCGAGTAGAGGCCAGGCGAAACAACCCTGAAGGGTACGACGGATCGCAGCCGGCCGGCGGATGGAGCGACGGATCCTTCGGCGCCGCCGCGGCTCGTTGGCTGCGAGACTGGGGCGTCGTGTATCGAAAGCCCTACCAAGGAATCTTCGACTACACGGAATACAACGCGACGCGAGAAAAGCACGAGGGCGCGTACGGAGCCGGCGGCCAGGGCGACAACTACCGCCTCGACCGGCTGGCGAAGAAGCACCCGTGCAAGCATGTAGTGAAGGTCGAAACGTGGGACGAGCTCGCCGCCGCCCTGGAGGCCGGCTATCCGTGCACGGTCGCCAGCTCTCAAGGATTTGAAAGCGTCGCCAGAAAGGGGATCGCCGAGGCGTCCGGGACGTGGCACCACCAGATGATGATCTGCGGGATTTTGCACCGCAAGAACGGCGCGCCGGACGATCTCGCCGTAATCCTGAACAGTTGGGGTCCGCGATGGCTTCGCTACGAGGGCGGCAAGTTTCCGGAAGATCTGCCGGATGGAGCCTTTCTCGCTCGGAGGAAAGTCGTCGAGCAAATGATCCGCGGGGACACATGGGCGATAGGCGGCGTCGCCGGCTTCGCGTGGCGCGACTTGCATAACGGAAACTGGTTCAAGCCCGCCCCGGAGGCCGCCATGCGGACGAATCCATGACGATCGACAGGAAGACCCTACTCGCCATCGTGGCCGCCGTGGCCGTCGGCTACTGGCTGGCCGGCAGCAAGCCGGAACCGACGCCCGACCGGCCCGTCCTCCGCTGGGTCGTCCGCGCGGCCAAGTCGTTCCTGTGGATCGCCCTCGTGGCCGAGGAGCCGCCGGCCGAGCTCGAGCAGACGTACCTCCACCACGATCACGTCGGCGCCGACGGCTACCGCCTGGTCGACCACGGGAGGGGCTGGTAATGCGAGACTGGCTGATCTCCGTCCTCGTCTGGCTGTCGGCCGAGCCTGCCGTGATCGAGCAGGAAAGCCCGCGGGCTGCGGCCGCCGTCGCGGCCGCCCGCTCGTCGATGGCCGTCGAGCCCCCTGCCCCGCCGGCCCCGGCGCCCAAGCCCGACAAGTGCTGCTCCGACTGCGGCGGCACCGGAACGATCACGCATGGCGACGGCCACCGTACACCCTGCCCCTGCCCGAGTACCTGTCCCTGTAAGAGGAAATAACAATGGCGACCACGTTCTCGTTGGCCGGACAGATCAAGCTGACGCCGAAGCTCGTCGAGGAAACCACGACGCAGACCGCCGACATTTACGAACAGTTTTCGCTGTCCAACGGATCAGGCACCGGGCAAGCGAATTGCATGTGGCATTCGGAAATCAGCGTGGAGTCGGACACCTCGCAGGAGTTCAACCTGCAGGCCCTCGCCTACTCCGTCCTGGGCGTCTCCGGGACGCGGTACTTCTGGAAGATAAAGAGCGTCTACGTCCACAACACGTCGGACCTTTCGACGGTCACCGCATTCGACACAACTGACAATCCCTGGCTCGCGGTCTACGGCGCCCCCGTGACGCTGCCCCCTGGCGACCTGGTCTACGCGTTTTCCGGCGACGGCTGGGAAGTCACCAGCACGTCGAAGGTGATCAAGCTCACCAACGACGAGGTCGTCTACACCGTGACCGGCGACCAGACCAGCGGATCGAAGGTCATATCGGACATCGACGACACTACGGACATCGTCGTCGGCATGACGGTCACGCAAACGAACGTACCGGCGGGGACGAAGGTGATATCGAAGACTTCCTCGACGATCACCATGTCGGCCGCCTCTACGGCAACGGACACCGCCGTCGGCTTCACGATCACGAAGCCGCCCGCCGTCCTGGTGGTTTCGCTGGCCGGGGTGCTCGACTGATTTTCCTACCGTAGTCCGGGACAACTTCAGCGGCGGCGGGGGTGCGCGGAAACTGGCGGGCGGTACGGAAACCACCAGCAAGCCACGAAAGGCCACCGATCATGAAGCGCCGCCAGCTCCAGGACGAGTCCGCGAAGGTCATCGCGGAGCTCGAGACCCTCCGCTCGTTCACCAGCGACAACGCCGACGAGGTCGCGACCGCGGAGTCGCGGATCACCGAGCTCGCGGCCCGCAGCGAGAAGATCGCGGCCGAGATCAAGCGCGAGGACGACCTCGACGCGAAGCTCGCCAGCCTGCGGACGGTCATCGCCAGCGACAGCGACTCCCGGAAGGTGGTCGAGGCCGACGAGCCCAAGAGCCAGGCGGTGGACATCCGCTCGGGCATCCGGGCCTTCTCGTCGGCCAAGGCGGCCGCCGCGGTCGGCAGCTACCTCCGCCAGCTCTACACCGGCGAGATCCGGGCGATGGGCGAGACGAGCCCGACGTTCGATCTGAAGGGTGCCGAGTACGTCGTGACCGAGCTCTACAACGCGATCGTGAACCGGCTGGCCTACAGCTCGGTCGCGCTGCAACTCGCGACGGTGGTTCGTCCGTCCGGCCAGAAGATCTCGTTCCCGAAGGTCGGCGACGCCGTCGCTAACTTCGTGGCCGAGGGCTCGGCGACGACCGATCAGGACATCGCGACCAGCGACGCCGATCTGACGCTGTACGAGATCCGCGGCAGCGTGGCGGTGAGCCGCTCGCTGCTCGAGGACAGCCCGATCGACGTGGCCGGCCTCGTGGCAGAGCGGTTCGCCCTGGCCTACGCGAAGAAGTTCGACACGGTCTGGCTCTCCGGCAACGCCTCAAGCCCGTCGATCACGGGCCTCTGCGACGCGGTCGACGAGGACAACGTCGTCGAGGTGGGCGAGGAAGACAACACCACCTACGACAACCTCGCCGACGTCGTCGGCAAGGTCGACGAGTCGATCATGGGAACGGGTGCCTGGGTCGTGTCGAAGGCCGGCTGGGTCGACCTGATGAAGATCTGGTCGGCGCAGCAGACCACGATGACGGTCGGCGGCGGCCGCGTGGTCCCGACGATCTTCGGCGCCCCGGTCTACCTCGCGAAGGGAATGCCCAGCGACACGCTCGCCCTGTACGGCGACTTCGCGATGGCGACCGCCGTCGGCGTGAAGGCCTCTGGCCTGGAGATCGAGGCGGGCCGGGAAATCCTGATGCGGAACCGTCAGGTTCTGTACGTCGCGAACACCCGGTTCGGCCTGACGAACCACGCCCCCGAGTTCGTCGGTCGGCTGTCGAAGGTCGTCGGCTCCTGAACTGTAAGCGGCTGAAACACGGACCCGGGGCGGCAAGGATGCTGCCCCGGGTCTTGCCGTATAGAGGAAAAATGCAGACCGTCCGGCTCGTGAAGGCTTACCGCGGCTACAAGGCCGGGGCCGTTATCACGGCGACCCCGGGCCTGGCGGCGACCCTGATCGCCAGCCGGCTTGCGGTGGCGGAGTCCCAGCAGCAGATCCCGCAGGTCGCAGAGCGGGCTGTCGCCCAGGGCCAGTCGGTCGAATCCCGGTAGGAGCCAGCCATGCATCCCCGCTCGGTCGTCGTCGTGACTCACCCGACCGTCGAGCCCGTGACGCTGTCCGAGGCCCGGCTCCACCTGCGGCTGTCGGCCGACCAGATCGAGGACGACCGGCTTATCGCGAACATCATCTCTTCGGGCCGGGCGCTGATCGAGAAGCGGCTCGGGGTGTCGCTCGTGAAGCGGCAGATCCGGGCGACCTACGCGACGACGGGCGGCGTGCTCGAGCTCCCCTACTCGCCGCTCCTGCACGACGAGGATCACCCGCTGGCGGTCACGGCCGACGGCGAGGCGGTGGACGAGGGCGACTACGAGATCGACTCCGACAGCCAGCCGGCGACCCTGACGTTTTCGACCGACCACGTCGCCCCGCTGGCCGTCACCTACTGGGCCGGCGGCCGCCCCCTGGCCCCGCAGATACGCTCCGCGATCCTGCTCTACGTCGGCCACCTGTTCCAGAACCGGGAGCTCGTCGTCACCGACGGCAGCCAGCCGGCCGAGCTGCCGTTCGCGTTCGAGACCCTTCTCGCCAGCGAGTCAATCTCGGGGGTGTGGTGATGCCGCTCGCCGCCGGATCGCTCCGCGAGACCGTTACCGTCCAGGTCCCCTCCGAGACCCGGAACGATATGGGCGAGTCGGAGCAGACCTGGTCCACGTTCGCCGTCCGGCGGGCGGCCGTCGAGGCGATGTCATTCGTCGAGCAGGAGCGACGCGGGCAGATCGGCGGGGCCACGAGCTACATGGTTCGGATCCGCTACCTCGAGGGCATCACGTCCGCCATGCGGCTCCGGTGGGACAGCCGCGACGGGCGGATCCTGTACGTCTCAAGCGTCGTCGAGAAGGGGCACCGCGAGGAGCACGAGCTCACCTGCGAGGAGCAGGCATGATCTCCCTCAACTGGGACAGCATGGACGGGCAGATCGGCGAGCTCATGAAGGCTTACGACAAGCTGCCGCGGCACATCGCGAAGAAGCACCTGAAGGCCGCCATAAAGCGGACGCTGAAGGACGGCGTCCCGCTCTTGAAGGCCGAGACGCCGAAGGGCGGAAAACGCCGCGTGACTGCTGCGGTTTCGCGGAATGCAAAAGGCCAGTTCCTCCCTGGCTCTGGGAAAAAGTCGATCAAGCGCGGAGGCGACCTTCGGCGTGCCGTGACGTCGCAGGCGAAGTACATCGGCACCAATAAGTCCGGAATGGTCGTTGGTTCTGTTGGATACAAGTACGGCTTCCAATCGAAGAAGGCCCTCTGGCTCGTGGAGGGGACGAAGTACATCAACCCGCGGGCGATCATGGAATCGTTCATGAGGCGCTATGGCGGCCCGGCCAGCTCGAAGCTGGCGCAGGAAATGGCCCACGCCCTGGAGAAGGCCGCCCGAGACCTGGCCCCCGGCGAGGCGCAGGGATACCGGAGGGTTTAGGTATGGCGATCACAAGCCCCGAGAACTGGATCCGCGAGACGATCGAGGAGGCGGCCGAGTGCAACGCCTACCCGGTCCACGTCCCGACGGCGGCCTCGCTGCCGTACGTCCGGTTCATGCGGGAGTCGACGACCAGGACGCCGACGCTCGACGGCACGGCGGCCCCGGTAGGGACGTTCATCGT